GAATGCAGTTTCAACTGTATCCGTTTTTTGCTCGTCAGCCATAATTACTCCTTTATGTTAAATCGTTTATATCCCAATCTTTGTCAACAGGCAACCAAGTATGTCTGCAACGATAACCACCTCTAACTATAAATGGGTCGCCACTAGATTTGCCTTTCCAATTTCCTGTCCATATTGCTCTAATTTGTTTTTCATTATAAGTATTGCCAACATGCCTACGACAAAAATCTCTAGTTGTTGCAACATTAGTTCCTGTATATTTAAAACTTTTTAATCCAGCACTTTTGGCTTTATATATAGTAAATTGACCATCAAATTGCATAATTGAATCATGTGCTATTTGACCAGCATAACCTGACATACTTCTTCCTCTTATATCTACTTCGCCTGTAATTTTACCTCTAATATCCTTAACCATATCTTTAAAAGAACGACCAGCAATAGCATTTTGATAAACATTTGCAGATATTTCAGTTAAATATCTATTAGCCAAATCTTCAAAACCACTAAAAGATTGATATTTTAAAGCAGTAATAGTTTCTAAATCTATTTTAGTTAATGATTTAAACTTATCTGGTATTTTTAAAGTTCCAAATTCTTTTAAAAATTCATTAACGATTTTATCATAATCTCTAACTATTGTATCAGCAGTTGCTAAATATGTGGCTTCAATATGTCGTTTAATATCTTTTCGTAATTCTATGGCTATTCTAGTTTCTATTAATTCTGCACTACCTGTTGCTCTTGAAATACTACTTACGATTTCTGCTTCTAGGTTTTCTAATGTTTTTTTTATTTGTAGTTCGTGTTGATCTGCGAGTTTTTCTAGTATTTCTTGCCTTGACATTAGGACTTCTCCTATTCTTCAGCCAATTCTTGACCTTCAATGCTAGGTGTATCAAACTTTCCAATCGCAGTAGTAGAATTATCAATTTCATTATTAATGGTATTAATGGCATCGTCGTCATCTATCACAGCAGATACTATTTGTTTATCAATTTCTTTTGTAAATGTTTCTGATTTTACTCCACTTGCTTTTGCAGTTTGTAATAATTGAACATCACTTGCCCAATCTCTAATATCAAATGTATCTGGATATTCTATTGAGCCATCCCAAGTTTGGTTTTGCCACATAGCGAACAATGACCATATTGATTCTTCTGCATTTTCTAAATGGTCTGCTTTTTCACTTAATCGAGCATTTAATAATTGAAACTCAGTTTGTAAAGCTATGCCTGAAGCAATTTGTCCTGTCGTTGCTCTTACAGAACCCATATGTGTAATTCTATCAATCGCTTCTATTTTTGTTTGAATACATTTCATAATACCATCTAGGTTTTGCCCTGATGGTTGAATAATATAAGGTTTTAAATTAGCATCCATATCTTCTGGCATTTCAATAATACTACCAGCACCAGCAGAAGCATTTACATTAGGAGTTTTTACTAATGAGGGGTGGTTTGCTAATCTAATTAATTGTTCTTTTTCAGAATAATCATTGTAGATTGACTGTTGTAATTCTGCAACATCTGACAAATCACTAATACCTATGCCTCTTTTATGTGATCGTTGATTGTATAAATTAAAAGATGGTATTTTTCTTAATGGATTTAATACTTCATCAATTAATTTAATTTCCCTACTAGAATAATCTTTTAAATAATCTTTAACCTCATAAGTGCAAATATCTTCTTCTGTAAATACTTTAACGATTGCTCTTTCTTGATTAACATCTTCTAATAATACTAATAAATCTAAATAAAATCTTCCACTTCTTGCTCTTGAATAATGCCAATTAACAACATTCTCAGGAGTATAAATTGATATGTAAGGTCGTATATCTTGTTCTAATTCTTCTGCTCTTGTTTTTGTATTAACTTGTGGCTTATCTATAACTGCCCAACAGTTGCCATAAATAGATGCTTGAGTTTGCATTTCTCTCATAACATTATTAAAACTTCTTCCATCTAAATCTGCATCTTCAATAAATGCTTCTAATTGTGGGTCGCCATTTAGTTTGCCATAATCTCTACTTGGAGGAACTCGCCATAAAAAACTAGAATAAATTTGAACTACATTACGACAATGATTATCAACTGGTGTATGTCTAATTCGTTGATCATATTCTTCTGGAGTTTCTAAAATGTATCGGTGTAAATTGTAGCCATTTTTATAATCATTACCACCAAGAAAAGAACGAATATAAAATTCCCAATTAAGTATATTATCTTCATATAACTTATGTTTGGTTGTTAAAAAATCTCTATCGTATTCAGCCATTAACTCCACCTAGTTGGTTTGCTTGGTTTAAACTCTCGTCTAAGAGGATAAACATATTCAATAAAGTAGCCCAAGGCATCGTTAAAATGGTCATAACCACTTTCCTTATCAGGAACATGAGTATTCTCTTTGTACACTTGTCTTTCTACACTCTTAATTAAATTTCTGCAAGAATTTACAATAAAAAGACTTGACATACCATTAGCATTTTTAAGTTTAGTATTAACTGCATTTATTCTATCTCTAACTAAAGGGTGTGCTGATCTTGACCTAACCTCTAATCCAGCATTTTTTAAAATAGAAATATCAGTAAAACCACCAGCTGATGTCTTTCTTTGTCTAGCACTTGGGTCTGGATACACAATTACTCTTTGTTTATATCTTCTTTGTATTTCTTCCACCATTTCGTTTGTATTTGAACTCCAAATTTGTATTTCATCAAATATATAAACATTATTATCTTTAATTTGTCCAACAGTAGCACACATGGGGTCTATGTTAAAATCTAATCCTATGTGAATTGTATCTGCTGTTATTTCATAATTATCTATAATATTTTTAGTTCTATCAAAATTATAATAAATTATTCCAGCATAATTAACAAAACTAGCTAAATATTCTTGCTGAAAAGTTCTTTCATCTAAATCATTTTTAGCTTGTTCGATTTCCTCAACATCTACTTGACCACCATCTAAAGTAGTAAATTTAAAACTTTCCCAATTATTATCTTTAGTTCCTTTTACATATAAATCATAAGCCCAATTAAAACCTTTAGGACTTGTACAAAACAAACAATGTCCTTGAGTATTACTTAAAGTAGGTCTTAAAACTTCGGTCCATGCAGTTGGTTTAATATCGCTAATTTCGTCCATTACAAGAAAGTTTAAGCCAACACCTCTCAAGGCATCAAAATTATCTGCTCCTCGTAAAGCTATTTCAGATTTATTTTTTAGAATTATAGATAAATCACTATCATTTATTTTACTATGCCATCTATGTTTTATTATTTTTTCTTTTAAATCATTCCAAACAATTTGTTTTGCCTGTCTATAACTAGGAGCTACATACCAACATCTTTGATTTGGAAAACGAGCAAATCTTGCTAATTCATTTATTGCGACAAATGTTTTTCCAAATCTACGACCAGAAATTAAAACCCTGAATCTTGCTTTACTATCTATTACTTTTTGTTGAGGTGTAGTAAGTGGCATTAATCGTCATACGACCAAGGCAAAGGTTTTTCTAAATTAGTTGTTTCTATTTTATCTGTTTGACCTAATAAATTCTTTCCTAAAAAGATTTGCATAACAATATTTCCTCTTTCAGCACTATTCCATTGAAGCTGTCTTAACCTCATTTTTTGCTCTGACCTCCCTTTTATCAGAAATTCGGAATAACTATGCCTAATTAGGCTTTCATCACAACCAAAGAAATCTGCTATTTCTATATTAGTGCAACCAAGTCTTGCTAGATTTTGAACTTGTTTTTTATCAATGTTATATTTTTTAGGTCTTGCCATATCAAATCCTCATTACCCTTGAGTGTAGGTAAATATCTTTTAAATATATTTATAAAAGTTGGCAATATAAATTTGGAGCGCAAGGGTCGGAGTTGCACCGCCAGACAAAGTAAGGCTACCTGTCCTCGCTAGAGCTTACGCCTGGATATTTCTCTATTTTATCTTTAATAATATTAAATAAACTTTTATCATATAAATAAACATATTTGTACTTCCATGTTTTTATCCTTTTAAACTGCGATAAATCGTAGTTTTCATCATCTCGTTTTGCCTGATTAACAGTTCTACTATGATAAAATTTACCATTTTTTTCATAATGACTTGCATAGGTAGTTTTGCCTATATAATTCCAATTCATTGCTTGATAAATTTTTCCTGTATGGTTTTGTCTAGGATCAGCATAAGAAATAACAGCTTTTATATTTTTAAAATCTTTTTTAAGTTTTCTTAAGCAATATGAAACTATTTTAGATGTAGGGTTTTTATGTTTATCTAAAGCTACACGAACTAATTCACATGCCTCATAAGGACTTACTTTTAAAATAGACGAAAGATTAGGGTTTGCCCCTGTACCAAATATTACACTACCTATAAAATTACCTTTTTCCCAAACTCCAAATCTTACTAATTTTCCAGCAGGCATACTTTTTGAATAATGATAATGGTAAACTGAAAATACTGCAGTTTTATAATCGCAATAATCTATATAAAGTTCTTTATTTTTGTATTGTTCTTCCACACTCTTTGCAAATTTCTTTAGTGTCCTTATCTATTTGTCCTTGTTCTTCCATTGAACTTGGCTCAAAAGAGTTTTTATTAGTAATTAAATCTTCTAATTCTCTACTGTCAAAACCTAAATTGTCTATGTCGTAATGATTGTCTAATAAATCTGTAAATTCTAAATTTAATAATGGAAAGTCCCATTTACTATCTTCGCTTAATCTATTGTCAGCAATTCTATAGGCTTTAGCTTTAACATCTGGCATATCAGCTACTAAAACAGGAACTTTTTTTAAACCTAATTTTTTAGAAGCCTCAAATCTTGTGTGACCTACAATTATTGACATTTTTTTATCAACTACTATTGGTTGTTGAAAGCCAAACTCTTTAATTGAAGCAGCAACTTTATCTACATTTAGATTTTTTCTAGGATTATTTATATAGGGAATTAACTTATCTATTTCTATTAAATCTATTTTCATTAATGGATTGTAGGCATTCCTGTTAAAACCTCTACATAGCTATCATTTTTCGCTAGATTTGCCAAATATATTTTAGCCTCATCTTCTGATTCAAAACCAGCAATTTGCATAAAAGCTGAATGCTTTCCATTGTGCTCTTGAACAGTAAAATATAACTTATATAAATTTTCTTTTTCTTCTTCCATAAATTTATCTTATATTAAATAAAAGCCACTAGCAAAAAGAATAAAACCAGTGGCTTTATATTATTATATACTAAAACCCATTTTCTTCATTGCCTCGTCTGTTATCTTTCCTTTTTTGTGCATTATTTCAATATCTCTATCATAATCTTGTGGCATTTTACGACCTTTTTGCCAAAAAGATAAATTACGAAACGGATCTCTTGGAATAATTCCAAAATTATCTTCTTCTTTTTTTGTTGTAGTTAAATCTTCTTCCCACCTTTCAGCAGAAAGCCAACTAGACAAATGAGGAACAAATTTAGTATCATCTGTATTACTTATTAATTTATTATAATTATTAACTATTAAAGAACTGTCTATTTTATTATTTAACCTACTCCAAGTTATATATGCTCTTTTTTTACTACCTCTTTTTAAGTTTATTTTATTCCAAATATCTTTTTCAAAAGTAAGCATATTATCAATATCATTATTAGGGGTAGGGGTATTGGTTAGGGGGGTTTTAGTTTGGTTATTAGTTGGGTTATCTGTTTGGTTTTTTTTAGGTCGTCCTCCTTTAGAGCCATTTTGTCTAGCAACCTCTATTCTATTATTAATATATAACCATTCTTTTAACTGTCTTGTATTTTGCCATTTATTATTATCAGGGTTTTCTTTATCAATTATTAAATTAAAAAATTGATTTATTATTTCCCCAGCTGCTTCTTGTTCTTCTTTTGTAATAGCAACACAAATTCTATTAATTACATCTGCATTGTCTGGAATACCTTTACATCTTTTATTCCAATTCCAACACAAAAGTCGCACATAACAACCAATCTCTATTGGTGTTAAGTGTTGTGTGCCAGCGATAAAATCTTCAGTAAATAAATACCATGCCTTTAATTTATCACTTGGCTTTGAGTCTTCATCTATAAACATTATAACCTCCAATCTAGTTTACGATAAATTTCATAAGTTTTTTTATCAACTTCTAAATCAATATCTTTAATATAATCTAAATCATATTTTAAAATATTAATTGCTTTTTCTTGAGCTTGTCGCCACAATCCAATAAACCGATCTTGCCCTTTTACATTTTTAGGAATAACTATTAATTTATCATAAAATTTTATTTCGTTTTGGGACATATTTTTTAATTATTTTTTTCACCTCCTCCAAACACTCAGAAATGTTGCCTTTTACAACAAAATGAGGTGTCCCTAAAGTCTTACTTCCTATTTTCCATAGTTTTTGTGCATCAGATAACCTGCCATGTTCATTTTTTAGTTCTATGTAAATTAACCTACTTTTAGGATATTCTATTACAAAATCTGGACAGCCTTTTCTTAATCCCATTAATTTTAATTTTATTTGATGTTGCACTTTTCTTACTCCCTCATTTGGCACATGGAAGTGTCTAAATTTATAAATTGTGGCTAGATCGTGAAGAAGATAATTACAAGCAATTTGAATATCTGATTCTTTAGTCATGTGTGGGGCTGTTTATATGTTAATTTTAGCTTTTGTTCAAACCCCACACATAGTGTACGAATTATTTATAAGGAGGATCGTACATTTGAACAATTATTATTTATTTATAATTTCTAAAAAAAGCAATCTTTAATTAACCGACACCATATAATAACATTTAAGTACCTCTATTAACCTATGAAACATTAGGGGACACTTATAGAGGTATAAACACAAGACAATACGAGGAAAACCCCTTGTATGTGCAAATATGGGGCTTTTTTTTTCTATATATTAAGCCATTTTTAAGATGTTAAATACATAATGGCTAAAAACAGCCATTTTATATATATATAAATTAACAAAGTTTTTCTTTTTATTTCACATGAAACATATATAAATAACCTATGTTTAATTTTAGCTTTCTTGTTAGTTCGAAAAGTTTAAAAATCCAAAGGGGAATATCAGATTTTTTCTGGTCAGTTACCTTTGGGC